GACAGTCTCATAAAATTGAGAACGATAAAATACACCTAGAGAAGCGACATAAAGACAAGGAGAAATACGGAAGTCGTATGATGAACCATTGGCTGTTATAGCTGTACCGCTTCCTCCGTTTACATAACTCGCAGAACCACCGCTTCATGCAGCAGGCTCTACTATTTGAGTAATAGTACCAGTAGGGATATTTGGGAGAGTTTCAGCTACGAGAGAAGCACTACCTATAGTTACGTTATTTAGCGTTGTACCAGTCGCAGAAACAACGTGGAGAGGTGTTTGTGGTGTTGCTGCTTGAATACCAAGTCTATCGTTTGTTTGGTCTGCTACAAACGCAGAGTCAGTTGTTACAGTGTCTATATCCTGAGATAGTACAAGTCTACCAGCTACCAGTGTTCAATCTATTTTTGAGTCTAGGAGCGTATCTGTTTCGTCTTTTGTGTAGTAATTATTTAGTAATGCTTCAACAGGAACAGGTATAAGAGTTCTGACAGGTATCATCCCACCAAATTGAAAATCAAAGCTGGGGCTTGAACCGCCTCCAACTTTAGTACCATAGAATTTTAAAACAATTCTATCAGTAGCAGTAAATGTGCCATCATTGAACAATGCACTTGTACTAAATTGTACATAAAATGTTTCAGTTACTTCTATTGTTTCACTACTTGTCGCAATAAGGGTTTCAGTGCCTCCTGAGTCTCGTTTATAAATCTCAAAATGGAAAGTAGCTGTTGAAACTGTTGCTCATCATGTCTTTCTGATGTTCCCGATTGTAGTTACATTAAATATACCCAAATCACCTACAAGTATACCTGCATCTGTTGCTAGTGATGCTATAAGTTGGTCTGTACCTGTTATTGTCCCTGTTGGAACATCTACTGCTGGTTCGTTATAATCAGGGTCTAGTGGTGTTGTAACAAGTTTATAGTATCAACCAATATCAGATGATGCAGTGGTAGGATAAACAGTAAGAGTAGAAGAGAGGTATTCTGCTGTCAAATATACATTACTATCAAGAGAACCGTCTCACTTTACAAAGTCGGAAGAAGTACCTCAAGTAGTTATAAAACTATTAGCTTCGATGTCATTCGTAGTTGTGTTTCACTCGTCAGTTACTTGTTGGAGGTTTTGAGTTCCGCCACTAGATGATATTTGTGTAAGTGTAAACTGTGCAGTAGACTTATTATAAGTAAATCAATATTGGATATTATCAAGGTTTTCCATTTTCACGTCTAAAAGTTGTCGTAAAAACGTAGCACCTTTCTCAATTTTGCTTTCTCTTGGTATCTTTTTTAGTATATCACTGATTTTGACGTTTATTTCGTCTTCTGTGATGATTTTAGGAAGTTCTGATATGATTGCCTCTTTGAGTGCCTTTTTAATTTCAGAGACCTCTTTTTTCGTGAAATAGTCTACTCATTTTATAGGCGTGTCTCACTTATCGCCCTTTATGCTATCACCCTTGTCTCACTTATCTCATTTTTTAGGATTTGGTATGAGAGGAACGAGAAAAGACTCTATATTTTGAGTAATAAAGTTCTGCACTTGTTCTTCTATGGTGATTTCTTTTTCTGGGTTGATTTCTATAGACTCACCTCAGATTTCGATACTAAAATCATCGTCTTGTACGATAATTTCACAATTAAAATCTTTGATTTCTAATTCCATTTAGTCAGCGTTAACAGATACATCAAACTCTTTCTTTTTAGTTTTTCAGTTAATTTTAACTTTTAATTCTCCTGTATATTTTCAAGGAGTGAACATGTCTACATCTTCCTTGTCAATCTCAATACAAAACTCTCAATCTTCTCTTTCGAGTTCTTTCTTGTATTCGAGTTTACCATCTTTATATATAGAAAAAACAATAGACACATTATCTATATCTTTGTTTATTTTTATTTCCTCTTCAAAATCTTCTCAGTGGTATAATTCGAGCATAAGATAAAAGGGGGATTCCTTTCGGTTTCCCCCGATTAAGAATTAAAGTGATGAAGCATCAACTTCAACGTTTACCAATCTCTTACCGAGGTCAGTAAATGTTTTCTTTCCGTACAATGAACCCCAGATATATTCTTCTACTTGGTATTTACCAGATGAACGACCAGAATCAGGTACAGTATCATACTGAATAGCAAGAGCAGGAGCTTCCCCACGAACGAAGAAGTTATGTTGTTTCTTCTTTGTGAGTGTGTTAGAACCAGATGCGAATGTAGCTGTGATTGTAATGACACCAGTACCAGCAACACGAACAGTTGTGAGTGTAGCAGATGTGGCAACAGCAGTAACTTTGTTTACGAAGAAACGAGTTGTCTGACTTGAAGCAACAGCACCAATAGCGACACCTGTAGCAGTTGTAGCAGTAGGAGCATTTACGAGTGTTTCAAATGCAAGTTTAGCAGTAGCAGCACTAGCACCGATAAGGAAGTTACCAGCAGTAGAACCGAGAGTAGTCTTAGCAGTGAAAGTCTGCCCTTCAAGAACGATAATATCGCCATCTGTAGGTTGAGCACCCCAAGTGATAACAGCAGAACCAGCTACGAGGTTAGACATATAGTGGTCATATCCACCATAGTTACCTTGGAATGGTTTGACTACTGCCTTGTCACCAAGTTCAGTAACACGAGAAGTAACAGAGTTGTTGCGGATTTCCATGTAGTCTGGAGATACAACAGCTTTTAGAGAACCAGTGTTTACGTTAAGTCTCTGGAGTTTCTTAGAAACTGCATTAGGGATTTTGTAAACATTAGCCTCAGTAAGAGTAATACCATTTCCAGCAGTACCACCGATAGAACCATCGTCTACTGTTGAAGCAGCGTTGAAGATTTCTACGAGGATGTCGCAGTCAATCTGGTCAGAGAGAATCTGAGCCTGATTACGAGCTTCATCAGCGATGAGCTTAGGATTAGCCTGAAAGTTGTCTTTCTTAGCCATTTGGAATGGAGCGATGTATTCCTTATTGATAGTCAGAGACTCATCAGTACGAGTTACATCGTAGAAAGTGACATCAGCGTAGCGGTCTGTGACTGCGAACGCTTCTGCCTGTTCTGTACGTTTGACACGATGAAGAGTATCACCGTAGTTGTTGATAGCACCTGGAACCATCTCACATACATTACGAGCAACTGAGTTCTCGTAGAATGTTTCTTGAATGCTCGTACTCCAGATTTCTGGAAATTGAGCGGATACACTATTAGCCATATAAAATTAAGTTAAAATATTACGAATAAAAAGCATTATTCGGTTTAACCACAGTTGAATTAAGAAACGCTTTTCTTTCAGCAGGTGAAAGTTCAGTATAAGTACGCTCTTTAGGAGCAAATTTACCTTTTACATCTCTTTTCTTCTGTGATTTGTCACTATCCATAAATCAGTAGTGGATTGCTACTTCCTCAGGAGTCATGCCTTTATCTTTACTTAAATCGAGAATTGCCTTTTTAGACTTTTCAAGGTCTGGATTTTCTTCAAAGAATTGTTTTGCCAATTGTTCGGCTGTTTTCTTTGATTCATGCTTTTCCATCTCCTCATGGAGAGCTTCAAGCATCTCTGTTTTCGTAGCAATTCCTGCTTCTTGGAGTGGTTTGACTACCTGTTCGTAGAGGTCAGGATTTGATTCCTTTATCTCGTCAAGGGATTTTGATTTCGCTTGTGCAAGTTGCTGGGTTTTACGAGTATAATCCGATTGCCTCATATACCCTTTTTTCAACTCGTCAAGGTCTACCATCTCGCCATTCACTTCCACTAAACTAGGGTTATTGCCCTCACCAGTTTCCTCAGTCTGCACTTGGTCTTGTGACTGCTCTTCGACTTGTGTCTCTTGAGCTTGGTCTTGTGACTGTTCAGTCATAGAATAAAAATAAAAAATAAAGAAGCTGTATTATCAGCTTCTTGTAATAGTCAGGACTTCCCAGAACTAACTACTACAAGTAGCCGACAATGGGGAAGTATATGTACAATGTTTTATTCTCTGTCTTTGCTTTTCTGGAGGTTGTCTATAAAGGTGAGAAAGTCTTTAGCTATATTATACGCTCCTCGTGCCGTATGCAAGTTTATCTTACCATCATCAGAGTCTACAGGGCATGACGTAATATTTTTCAAGCATATTCTCTCTACCTCTTTCCAGTAGTCTATTAAATATTGAAAACCAGAAAGAGTATTAAGAGCGAGTATTTGGTCTCTTCGACTTTTGAAAATCTCAGATGCTTTTTCTATCTCGCTTTTAAATGTAGGTTTATTTATTTCGTCTATTGGATGCTTCATATTGTAGGAGGGTTACCGATAGCCATAGGATTAGAGGGGACTGGAGTTTGTGGTGTCGCTCATGGAGTAGGCATTTGAGGCAAGAGCATACTTGGTGCTGTGAGTTTGTTTATATCTACACCCTCGAAAGTCTTGAGAATATCAATATAAGCATCTTTTGCTTGCTCTGCTGTCATTGCACCTACTTTTACCGCTTCTGCGATGATATTCTTTTTAGCGATTGCATCAGCTCTTCGAGACTCTACATCAGCACTAGATGAAGAGTTTGCTTCGACTTTAATTTTGAATTTCCTAAAAGCATCTTTGAATGCTTCTTTATGTAATATCCAATATTCTTTTCAATTAGAACGCTCAAAATAAATATTAGTGTCCATATTTTCATACGTCACTTGTAAGAATTTATACGCTAGTCTACCAAGGGCATCTTCAAACGATGTACGAGCATCTTTCGTTACGTCGTCCATTTCTGCGTACTGTATTTTTTCTCCTGTCGCTGTGTTTGTTTGCCCTACTCATGGTGCACGATTCGCAATGTCGATAGTGTAAGTAGCCGCCTGAAACTGTCTCTCCATATCGTTCTGCTCGTTGAAATACTGTGACGATAATTCTCTGTGTGGAAGTTCTAAGAGGTGGTTGTCTATTACTTCTTTTGCGGTCATTGAATCAGAGATAATAGTGTGTCATGGTCATGCGTAGAGTTCGGCAGGGTCAATACCACTATTAGGTGACATTACCATTGTCCTATGAAGAGCAAAATTGATATATTCACTTGCTGCGTTCTTTTTCCAGTTCATTTCTCTCTGGAGTCCGAGACCACCATCTAGAAATCATTTAGATAGGAAAGTTTCAGTATCCTCAAATACTCTCCACTCTTCGTATGAAAACTCATCTATTTCTTCGTAACCTATTAATAGATAGTCAGAAACAGTTGTAAGACGTACGAAAGTATCATCTTCTCCATAATACCCCTCGTAAATCTTTAATTCAAGGTTTTTCAAGTCAGGTGTAGGGTTTTCATTTGAGTCTATAATACCTGCGATAGCTTCAATAAGTTGTCTTTTTAATTCTGGGTCTTTTGTTGCTGTGATTTCTTTGAGTTCATCGAGTATTTCTTGGTCGTACTTTCCACTTGCCTCAAGGTCGGAAATACGGACACTTCTTTGAATTTCAATAAGTGCTGGCATTTCATCGAGCGTAGTATACCGAGGGTCGAAATACATGTCGGCAAAAGACTTAACATCAATAATAGGGTATCATTCACCATTTTTTACTTTGTAGTTTACTTTACCCCATCCTATACCATATCGTACACCAGCTTTTGCAAAAAGTTTAATCTTCTTACGCATTTCCTGTTTTTCGTAGATAGTGTTGAGATAATCCTGAATAGCTTGTGGTAATTCTTCTTTCCCTTTCATTTTTGCTTGTTTCTGCTCTATAGGGAGTGACTTGTCTTCTTCCGATTCTATGTCTGTTTTAAATGATACTATAAATCGTGGGTTCTTTGCCATGATTTTAGGCGTGACCTTATTTTCAGTTTGAGCAAGTTTATTCACATGAAACTTTGTATCCCAATCGTTCTGAGTATCTTCTTCTGTTTTGTTTACCTCCTTGTAAATCTCCATTCTTGAAGCGTGATAGTTCTTTAAATCCATGTTGTAGTCATCAAAGGTATCTTTGACATGCCGAACCATATCGAATCGTTCGGTGGCTGAGAAGTCTTTGAGTGTTTTCTTTTTCATAAAAATATTGTATTTATTTGTTTAGATAATCAAATTACTTTGAAAGCACAGGACGACCATTGTGATATGTCACTCTGAGTGGTCTGTGTCTTGATTGAACATTAGGTTGTAGAGTATACATATCGTAGAGCATTTGTAGGGAATCAATTACATCATCATGTTTACCTCTTGGGAAGTGTAGGAGTTGTTTTTCGAGTGATACTTCTTGTCAGTCTTCGAGTCATCGAGTAAAATATACGAGTCAATCACGGAAAAGAGGTATAAGTTTGCGGATTCTGCTTTCTTTGTCGCCTTTCTGTGCTATTTCCTCTATATTTGCGTAAATACCCATTGTTTTACAAGTGTTGTTCAATGGTGCAGAGAGTACGTTCTTTGCCTGTATAGCTTCTACTCCTATTTTTTCAGGATTATAGAGTTTTATATGTTTTATTATCTCGTCTATAGATTCAGCAGGGTCAAATTTACCTGCGGTATACTTCAAAATATAGAGCTTGTCATCAATAAATTTACCTGTGATGATAGAAGTGTAGTCTGAATAGGTTTGTTTAGTCCATGCTGGGTCTACAGTCGTAAATATACGCCCTCCTGTTGGTACGTCTTGAGTGTCTATATACTTGAACCACTCCGTGTGGAACTCCTGAGACTCTTTACTAATAGGATTCTGTTGATATTGACACTCGAACGTAGAGTTGTTCATGTTTTTTCGTATCTTTTCTATACCTTCTGGGTTAAATCGTTTAGGATGCAGGACTTCTCATTGTAGGCGAGTGAAAACAAAGTCATCTACTGCAATATATTCGTCTTTTTCTGCTATTGCTGGCATAGATAATACAGTCCAGTCGTCTCATGTGTGGTTTTTCATCTTTTCGATAAGATGACCGCACAAATCATCTTCATGTGTCCTTTGCATGATAATGATGATACACCCTTTATTTGGGTTATCCAGACGACTAGGGACAGTATTTTCAAACCAATTATTTATACCTGTTCGGATTATGTCGCTTTCAGCTTCATCGGGTTTTATTGGGTCGTCTATAATGAAGATTCCAGCACCTTTACCAGTAATACTACCGCCTGTACCTGTTGCATAGTAACTTCCGCCATCATTGAGTACCCAGTATTCTTTTGTGTTCTGCTCTTCTCGTATTCATTTATGACGAGGGAATACGTTTTTATATGCTTGAGAGGTCACAATGTCCTTTGCTTCGAGTGAAAACTGTTGTGTAAGTGTACTAGAGTACCCTGTGACGATTACTTTTGTGTCTGGTTTGTTACCGAGTACCCAAGCAGGGAAACACTTTGTTATCATTTCAGTTTTTCAGTGTCTAGGAGGGATATTTATAATAAGACGAGTAATCTCACCACGATAGCACTTTTCTAAATAAGTAGCTATTAAATAGTGGAAATTATCAGCGTCAAAGTCAAACTTCTTGCCCTCTTTAAACCAGTACTTCACAAAATCTATATAGTTATCAGACTCTTGTTTATGTCTTTTCTCTAGTTGTCTTAGAGCAAGCTCTTTTATGACAGATTTTTTATCCATTAAGCGAGTTCAGTAATACGAGCAGCACCATTAGCAGAAGCCCATATACCAGTAATAGCACCAGTATATCCAGCAGGTACTTCCCATTGTGCATCAGCAATCATTTTATAAGTACATGATGAAGTTGTCGCAGCATCAGAACTAAGCTTTACATACAAAATAGCTGTTGAGTTATTCCAGATAAAACATTTCTGTCGTGCAGAATTAGCACTGAGCAAAGTGACACTAGAGGCACTGCTTGATACGTTTGATAGGGTAGCATTAGACATAATAAGGGGGTTAAAAAATAATTATTTAGTCTTTTTATTTTCAACTCATTTTATAGTTCCTTTGTTTTTAGAAGCATAAAATACATTTTCTCATTTCTCTCAATACTCTTCTTTCATTGCTTTGAGTATTTTCTTTCATTTTTTAGTGAGTGGCATAGATAGGGGGTTATAAATTATTTTTTAGGAGGTATGGGGTCAGAGTAGATTACTTGTTGTCTGTTTTTATCGAGCATATTTGGCATTAAAAAATACCTATCAATATAATTCTATTGAATAGGTATGAAAGTAAAGAGGTTTTACTAGCTTTTGACGATGATTTGTACCATTTCCTCTCGGTTTACATAGTAGAGACGACCTTTTGAGTCAGTTGCCTCGATTATATCACCTTTCTCGATTTTCTTTTCGACTGATTTTGGAGAGCATATTTTAGCTCTTCCGAGTTCGCGAGCTGATTTATAGAGGTGCATAGTTTATTTAGATGAATAGTATTTTCGGAAGTGTTTTTTTCTAAAATAGAAGCCAATGGGTTTGAGTATTTTTCTCTTTAGGAATTTCAAAAGCATTGAGTCGCTTTTCAGTACAGGTCAGTCAAGTTCGTATAGGTGCATATTATTTTTTGTTACGATATAAAGGTTCTAAAATTGTTCCTCCTGTTTCCTTGTCTATGGAAAGGAGCATAGGCTTTCAAGTGTTGAAGCTCAAATATTTTCCTTGTGCTATCCATGATTTCATTCTGTTCATATTATTTGTAGTGGATAAAAAGTAGAGAAGAGAGCTTTTCCATCTCACATTCGAGCTGAATCATCATTCTTTTGTGCTGTGCTTCGTTGTCTTGGAGTTTTATCTGCTCATAGAGTCACACGACTTGTTTGAATTGCTCTTCGACTTCTTCGTGGTTGGGTAGGTACATATTGTTTTGGTTAAAAGGAATTAAGCGACTCGCATAGTGAGATACCAGCCTACATCAAAGTAATCAGTCATGGCATCGCTGTTGTCATGATTGCCAGTCATAGCTGCAGATTTGAGTTCAAGGAGAAAATTCTTTTGAGTCTCATTGAATTTCTCGCTTGATTTTATATGATACTCGTTGATGTAAGAACCAGATGGAATGAGTCCTGGTTTGATTGTGATTCTGAGAACAGCGTAATGTTCTATTCAGACAGAAGCCTTTTGTCCGTATTTATTGAGGACTGCCTTGATGCCTGGCAAAAGTTGTTTCTTTTGCTCTTGAGAGATATAAGCCATAGAGATGGGGGTGAAGGGATAAAAGTACCGAAGTACGATACTAGTATAAGACTATCTATTTCAATTGCAAGCAAAAAGATACATTTTGCGTACTTTCTTTCTCAAAACATGATACTATTGCGTATTACCTCAAGTATTGACAACAATAAAAAACACACCATTTCTAGTGTGTTTCTATTTTGAAAGTAATTATTTCTTATTTACGATAGCCCAATACTCTTTCATACCTTCAATTACATTTGGGTCTGTGACTGGTGTTGAGTTCCATCTCTTGCGGAAATCTGATAGTTCCTGATTATGTGACTTTTCCTGATTCATACCCATAGTATATTCATTTTTTATTTAATATCAAGTCGATTTTTATGTTCCCTGATAAAATCCTCTATTCAGTTTGTTGGGATTTCCTCTGTAGAACCTCATTTATTAGCTCTTACCTCGACTGCTATTTTACCATCTTTATACTCCTTAGAATTGATTAAATCATCCATTGCCTTTCTAAATCATTTATGTTTTGACTCAAGTAATGATTCGGGTACAGACCTATCACGACCAGCATTATATTTTTTAGCAGTGTCTATATCTGTGTAGATAGCGTGTACTTTTACCTTTCAGTCTTTTATTTTAGACTTAGCTTTCTTGAGGAACGCTTCAAAATCACCAAGCACAGTATCAAATATTACAGCCTTATCTCAATGATAGCCATTTATTATACCCTCAGATTTACCACTTGCAGGTCAGCCAGCCGAGAACACAACAGGACTATCAGGGTTTTCAGCAACAGCTCTATCAAAGAACTCTTTTGAGAGTTTAGAGCTTTCTTCGTGTACTAATCAAGGATTTTTAGGGTCGTATTCATTAAACATCTTTTTAATAGCATCAGAGTCTATAACTATAGCCTTGCTCTTACCTTTCCACTTATCACTATGCATGTAGTTTTCTGTATAGTCCTTATATATCTCAGTAGGATTGTATTTCTTATCTGCTATGTCTTTTTTACTATACTTCACACTTTCTTTCTGAGACATAGGGAGAGAGGATTTGGGTTTGGATAGACCTTTTAATTCTTCATCTGTAAATTTAGTAAATGGCTTTCACATCTTATCAATAGGAGTATCTAGTACTAATGCTTTTATGTTTTTTACTCACGCATCTTCGGCAGCAGCAATCCTATGGTATCAGTCTAATATATGGTATCAATCCCCTTTCTTTTCGACTACTATTGGTGGTATTTCTTTTCATTGTTTTGCCTGTTCTAGCCAGTATTTGTAACTATCAGAGTTTATGTATTCAGGTCTGTGGTATTGTGAACGAGGGAATGCATTAGTATTTTTTATATCTATGTTATCCATAGAATACCCTCATTTTGTTGGCTTCCAGTCTTTCAAAACTCCTGTCGCTGTCTTCCCCTCTACCTGTGGTGTCTTACTTTGCATAGAGAAATCTCCTAATTTGCCTTTTAGACTATACACATCTTTAATAGGCATTATTACTCAAACTGGTTCTCATTTGCTCAACACA